GAAGGAACATTCACAGAGACCAGGAGGCGTGACCAGCGGCCAGCAGAAGAAAATCTGGGCTTTGATGTACGAACTGAAGAAACGCGATAAGAGTCCGAATGAGGTTCCACTGGGAGACAGACTGTGCGCGGTCATTAAGAAAGAATTGCATGTAGACGCTATTGCGAAGAATCCCTTTGCATGGCTCACCTTCAGCCAGGGAAATACCCTGATTGAAGTTTTAAAAGGGTATTTAAAAAGCCTGGAACGGAAGGAGGAGGCCAGCGATGGGATTGTTAGACCATGTGAAGATAGAAAACCTGGATGAAGATCAGAGAAAGATGGTAGAACTGGTGGGCCTGGACGGGTTTAAAAGTCTTGTCCGGGCTTTTGGCGGCACTACAATCTATATTCCGAAGGCAGAGAGCCTGGAACGGGCGGCACGGGATCAGAAGATCCGGGAAGAATTTGACGGAGGAAATTATAGAGAGCTTGCCGCGAAATATGGACTTACCGAGCGCTGGGTGAGATTTATCCTGTTCGGAAAACTGGATAATCTGGATGATGACATGGAGGGTCAGATGAGCATCTATGATTATCCGGAAGCATTTTAAAAAGTGAAGTAAATTAGTGAAGTGCTTCAAAAGACAGTTCACGGGCCTAAGAGGTACACTTGTGTCAGAAACATGAGTGTATCTTTTTTTATTGGAGGAATTACTGGATGGATGAAGGATGGATCATAACAACCGCCATTACGTTGGGTATTGGCGTAATCTCGTATTTTTTAAAAAGAACCATGAACCAGTTGGACTGCACAGTCCAGCAGCTTCAAAAAATAGAACGGGATTCTGTAACAAAAGCAGATCTGAAGGAAACCACAGACGAATTAAAAAAAGACATCAATAAGATCCGTGAGGATTATACACCCAAGGAGACTCACAGTAAGGATTTTGATGGGTGCCAGAAGGAGATTAAGGAGATCCGGCAGAATTACCTGACAAAGGATGATTTCATTCGTGAGATCAATAAGGTGGATCGGAAAGTGGAACAGATGTTAAATATGATGATCGAAATGACAAGAAATGGAGGTTCACAATGAACAGAGAACAGGAAAAGAGAAGACTCCGGGCAGGAGCTTTTATGGTGAATAACGGCAGGGTACTCATGACAATCAACCTGCTCCGGGAAAAGTACAATGCTTTAAGAAGTGTTGAAAAAGGTTTAAAAGCGGAGGGGATTGAGCGTCAGGAGTTCATCGACTCCGTGAATTTTCTCCATGAGGAGGGATATATCTATCTGCGTGATATGGAAAGCAGGGAACCGGCTAATCTGGCCGATGTGGAATATCAGACGCTGGAAGCAAAAGTAACCGGCAAGGGCATCCGGCTCCTTGGCGGCGGCATCACGGATGAAATGGTTGATCTGGACGGCTGATGGAACAGGAACGCAGAAGACGCAGCACAGGGAAGGTGGACAGACTGCCGCCGGAGCTTAAAGACACCGTGGAGCAGATGCTCCTTACTGGCTGCACTTACAAAGAGATCGTGGCTTTCCTGAAGGCGAATGGTGAGGAGATGAGCCAGATGGCTATCTGTACCTACGCAAGGAAGTATCTGGCCACGGTAGAGATGATTAACGTGGCACAGAGCAATTTCTCCATGCTGATGGATGAAATGAACCGTTATCCGGATCTGGATACTTCGGAAGCCCTGATCCGGCTGGCAAGTCACCACGTTTTAAATGCCCTGACCAATGTAGATGAGGAACAGATGAAAGAAGTTCCTATCGAGAAGCTCATTAAGGAAACCAACGGTTTGATCCGCGCTGCTGCATATAAGAAGCGGATCGAAGTACAGAACAAAGAAAACTATGAGGCGGGACTGGAAGCTGTTCAGAGCATGGTATTTGAGACCATGGCAAAGGATAATCCGGAACTGTACCGTCAGGTCAGCGCTTACCTCAATAAGAAAAAAAGCGAAGGAATGGAGGGATAGGCTGTGTGGTATGTGATTCAGGTTAAAACTGGAGAAGAAAGCGGAATTGCAAGGAGGCTGAAAAACCAGGCAATCCGAGCCGAGGTTCCCATTGAGAACCGTCCCATCCGGTCTGGTGGGGCATGGACAAAAAAGGAATATATTCTGTTCCCAGGATATGTGTTCCTGGACATGGATTTCACGGCCAGAAACTATTACCGGGTAAAAGAGGTTCCGGGAGTGATCCGGTTCCTGGGGGACAGTAAGGCACCATCGACACTGTCCTATCTGGAAGCTGAATGGATCAGAATTCTTTCCAGCAATGGAGAGCCGCTGGAACCGACTCTGGTAAGGGAAGACGGAAGCGGTGGTATCACTGTCATCAGTGGAGTTTTAAAACAGTTAGAAAACAGAGTTTTAAAGTGGGATAAAAGAAGCCGGAAGGCAACTTTTGAAATTACGATCTGCGGCGAAGCCAGACAGGTGCAGCTTGGGATCGAAGTGGAAGGTGGCGGAGAACTGCAGGAAGCTGGAAGCGATGCTTCACAGGATGCGGCACAGCCATTATTACAAGACGCGACTTAAAACATGACCGGTTGATTCGTCCCGGCTGTGTTCGGGACGCAGGCATAAAGAAAAGGAACTGAGCAGAAAAGGACGCTGGTCGGGTGGCGAAGCCCGGCCTTTTGGCTTCCTCTGTCCGGTTCCTTTTCTCTTTGCCTGTTATCCCCCTTTTAAAAGCGTTAGGAAGCCGTTTAAAACCGTTTAAAGGTCTGTGGTCGGGGAAATTACCACATAAAGGCAAAATGAGCCGTATGGGGCGAATTTGAACAGGGAAAGATGCGGGACGGAGGTGAAAGGTCATGCGGAGAGGAAAAGACGCAAGTCTGAAGGCGCTGATCAGCGCGATGGCGGAAGCGGAAAGCAAAAGTTACTACGAAGAACAGGAGAATGCTTTAAACGATCTTTCTGGTCTTTTAAAAACATTTTTAAACAGGGATGATTCACCAGAGCGTGTCCGGATCAGGAAAGATTATGAAGCGGGCGCAGCTCTGACTGGAAAAGGCGGAATCCGGCAGCGCCTTGGTGCTGTTGATATGGAATTCTTCGGAAGGGCCTACTTTCCGCATTATTTTTCCAGACCGTCTCCGGAATTTCACCGGGAACTGGATGCCATCTGGCAGGATGGAGTCTTAAAGGGGCTTACACCAAGCACATCGGGGCTGGTCAAGCAGATCAGCCGGATGAATGGCTGCAAGCGTGTAGTGGCAGCTCCTCGTGGACATGCCAAGTCTACCAGCCTGACGTTTAAAGGAACGATCCACGCCGTTGTATATGGGTATAAGCATTATCCGATCATTATCTCAGATAGTTCGGATCAGGCGGAGGGCTTCCTGGATAACATCCGTGTGGAGTTTGAAGAAAACGAAGCGATCCGGGAAGATTTTGGAGATCTGACCGGAAAAGTCTGGAGGAGCAATGTTCTGGTGACCAGCACCAATATCAAGGTGGAGGCGATTGGCTCCGGCAAGAAGATCCGAGGCAGGAAGCACCGGAACTGGAGACCGGATCTGCTGATCCTGGATGATATTGAGAATGATGAAAATGTCCGGACACCGGAGCAAAGAGCAAAGTTGGATAGCTGGTTTAAAAAAGCGGTTTCTAAGGCCGGTGATGATTATACAGATATTGTCTACATCGGAACCCTGCTCCATTATGACAGCTTATTAGCAAATACTCTTAAAAACCCTGGATACAAGGCGATTAAGTACCGGGCAGTTATATCAGGAGTGGGAAAATATCTTCACTGACCTGTCTGATGAAGACCATGAGGAAAATGCGCGAAAGTTCTTTGAGGCACACCGGGAAAAGATGCTGGCCGGGACAGAAGTTCTCTGGGAGGAAAAGCTTTCTTACTATGACCTGATGGTCATGAAGGTGACAGAGGGTGAGGCCTCCTTTAACTCTGAGGAACAGAATGAACCGATCAACCCGGAAGACTGTGTTTTCAACGAGGAATGGTTCGACTACTACAACGAAGCAGAAATGGACTTCAAGGACAAGGATTTTCAGTTCTTTGGCTTTGTCGATCCTTCCCTTGGAAAAAGTATCGATCTTAACTGCAGAAGGAAACTGGAAGATCCGGGCAATCTCGGCGGCACTGGACAGCTCCGGGTTGATGATCATGGCAAGCCCCAGTTCTTCCCGCAGAAAAGCAATCTCATTATTGTAGATAGGATTGCGGACACGGGCAATCGTCTGGCAATGGCCGGTTTTCTGTGCAATCAGGCAGCAGAGGAGATTCATTTCATCAGAGCCGGTTACGGCAATCAGGATATCTGCATTCTCAATACCTGCTTCCACCAGCGTGTTGATACTTGCACCGTTTCCCACGATACCCATGGCATCAATGTCATCCTGAAGGGAAGTGATCACATTAGAAGAAACGTCTATAAGAGTAATGTCGGATTCTTCTTCCTGAAGCTGTTCTGCCAGGGTACGTCCAACTTTACCGCACCCAACAATAATTATCTGCATAATTCCTCCAATAAGGGGGCTGTCACATAATATCTATGTGAGACAGCCCCTTTTATATCATATTTTTGTTTGTAATTGCTCAATATTTTTGGCAATTACTTTTGTGGCTATTAAGCTAAGAATACTATAGCACCACCAGATATATTTGTAAAGCAAATATGAAATTTCTGTGATTTTTAAGATGGAGCGTATTACTGTTCACTCCGTTCTCAGTAACAC